AAAAACAGAATCGATGGTACATATGAATATAAAAAGGGTGACATTAGAAGAAACTCAACTGCAACAGGTTTTTCTGAAGTAACATTTTTAGACCACGAATTAGAAGAGAACGAAAAAAAGAGAAAGATCAAAGTCATTAGACCCGAATTGATTGACGGTATAGTCAGACGATTCGAGAAGATAATGTTATCATGAGTGAAGGAAATTTCAAAGCGGGTGAAGTCGCCTTAGACTCCGTCACCCTTGTCAATCAGGAAGGTGAGGTTATAGATTTAACCAATCTTGCTGTGTCTATTGACATCTTTGAAGGCATCGATAATCCATTTTTATCTGGTCGTATATCCATATTAGATGGTATGGGTATATTCAGAAAATATAAAATCTTCGGCCAAGAACACATCACAATTAGATACAGAACAAAACAAGGTGTAGGCGAATTTACAGAAGGTGACTTTGCAGTAGAAAAGGCATTTAGAGTATATAAGATTACTGATATGTTAAATCATGACAGTAGATATACATATGTACTTCATATATGTGAACCTAAATTATTTACAGTTACGCAAACTAGACTATCAAAAGTTTTGCGTGGGTCATATTCCGAAATGCTTCTTCAAACACTTCTTAAAGATGCACAATTTGAAAAACTTCCCGAAAATAATGGCATAGAGTTTTGGGAAGAATCATTACCAGAGAATCAACAGTTAGTATGTCCAAATTGGACAATCAGAAAGTTAATAGACTACATCAAACAGAACGCAAACTTAGGAGAAAATGCAGTGTATAAAAACAGCATGTTCTTCTATCAATCTCTCGTTGGTGGTTTTAGATTCATGTCACTAAACAAAATGATAAGCGGTGATATGGATTTTATTTTACCGTTTTCATCTGAACCTAGAAATCAAAAAATAGAATCAGAAAATGTTGATGTTGATGACCCAACAGATGGTATCAATACACAAATTTTAAATTTTGAAATACAAAAGAAAGGCGATACTTTACATGGCACAACAACAGGTGCATATGCATCGAGACTTAAAACATATGACCCGATTAGAAAATTAGAGAAAGATGTTGTCTTTGATCTAGGAGAAAACTACGATAAGAAAGGTAAGAATCACATGAGTGGTTTCCCTACAGTTAGATTAAACGATGATATTATTGTACATCAAGCTGAAGAGATGTTAACTGCTGAAGATGATATAACTTACAGTGAGATCGGCGCAGAACAACCTATGAATAAAATATTTGATGCTAAACATATCTATAGAGTGAATCATACAAACGCATTTTCCGATTCTGCTATATTAAACGATACAAGTCAATTCATAGGTAATGAATATCTAGATTCAGGTCTATTAGAAAGAAATAGTATGCTACATCATCTTAGTTCTCATGTTTACAAAGTTACAATACCAATCAGATCGGATTTATCTGCTGGTATGATCGTAACTCTAAGATTGCCAGGTGGCGCATTAGAACAAAACGAAGTAGATGAACTAGATGATCAAAGATTTTTAATTACAAAGATACATCACATAGTATCACCATTATCAGGAGATGGCACTATGGTTCTTCAATGTGTAAAAGAAAGTCTTGCAGGTTTAATTAAAGAGCAAGAAGCATTGAAAGACTATGAGGGGCCAACAGGACCAAATGACTAATTGGTATTACGGCATAGTAGAAGATCGAAACGATCCATTAAGAGTGGGTCGTGTTAGAGTTCGTGTACATGGTGTTCATACAGATAACAAACAGTTTATCTCTACACCAGACTTACCATGGTCTCAAGTTATTATGCCATCATCAAGTGCATCGTTATCTGGATTTGGACATTCACATGGACTTGTAGAAGGCACTAGTGTCTTTGGAATGTATCGTGATGACGATATGCAAGACTTTATTGTCTTTGGTTCTATCATGGGTATATCTCAAAAGGGATATAAAGAAACGCCTTCTGGTGAAATAGTTAATAGATCGGTCGATGCAGGTTTTAATGACCCACGAAGAGCAACTGCAAGTGAATACGATGGTACACTTGATGGTCTCAACCCACCAACAGGCAAAAGACCAAACTCATTATCATTAGCACTTGATACATCACCACAATTACCAGAATCAATCGAACTCAAGTACGATGGTACAGAGAACACGATTACAGAACCAACTTCTAAGACAACGCCTTATTATCCACTATCTGATTACTATGATGAATCCGATCTCAATAGATTTGCAAGAGCTGGTGGTGTTTATGATATTAGAGATAATTTACCAGAGGGATTCAAACTTAAGTTAGAAGAGTTATATCAACCAACTGTATGGAAAGAAGAGGCAGGAAGAAAGTCTTTATATCCATTTAACAAAGTGCATCATACAGAATCAGGTCACATGATAGAGATGGATGATTCTGTAGGTGCAGAGAGATTGGCAGTACAACATAGATCAGGCACCTTTGTTGAGATACACAGAGATGGTTCAGAAGTTCACCAAATAGTAAACGACCATGTTAAAGTCACAGCAAAAGACGATAAGGTCTATATTGGTGGCAATGCAGATGTTGTGGTAGAAAGTGGTAATGTTAATATCGAGATCAGACAAGGCAATGTTGATCTTAATGTATTAAAAGGGAATGTAACAGAAACCATATCAGAGGGTAATGTTACTTCAACAATTACAAAAGGTAATCTAACAGGAACAATTGGTGGTACAACAGATGTGACTTCAGAAGGCAAGATCACAATTACAGGTAATTCTACAACAGAAATTATATCGGATACTACAGTAACAGGAACATTACATGTGACTGGTGCTCAAACAAACGCAAGTACAATAACAGCCGATGGCGATATTAAGACAAAAGTTGGAGTTGGTCCTTCACTTGGTACTCATACTCACTTAGACACAGCAGGATTAGGGCCTGGTAAGACAACCAAACCTATAAGTTAAAATGGCAGATTTAGGAATAAAAAATAATAGAGTTGTATATCTTGATGCGAATGGTAATACGGTGTATAAATTACCAACAGCAGATGGCAGTGCAAACCAAGTTCTCGCTACTGACGGTGGTGGTAACTTAGTATTTGCTACAATAACAGCAGAGGGTGTCGATGCAGGTAATTCTGGTGGTCTTACTACAACTGCAACAACAACGGTAACATTAAATACATTCGCTCATGCAAGTATTAGAGGTGGTAGATATACTATTGTTCTTGCAGATGCAACATCAGGAGAATATCAAGTAACAGAGATTCATATTATTCACGATGGTACAAATGTGAACATTTCACAATTTGGTACCGTGTTTGCTGGTGGTTCGACTGAACTCGCAACTTTCTCAGCAGATATATCAGGATCAGATGTCAGACTCAGAGTAACACCTGCTAGTGCTAATTCTACGGTGATTAAATGGGAACGATCATTACAATCGGCATAAATAGTTAAATGGCTGACTACATTAAACCAAATTCGAAAGTAAATACAGTAAAAGATATCTACTCAGATTTAGATATGTTCTTAGTACCACATCCTGTTACAGGTGATATATCAACTAAGAAAGATTCAGATGCAATCAAGAGATCGATTAGAAATATTGTATTAACAAATAAATTTGAGAGACCTTTCAAACCTAATTTTGGTGGCGGTGTAACAAATATGCTTTTCGAGTTGGATTCTACTCGTAAGGTAAAAAGATTTCAAAAAGAAATGGTAAACATGATAGAGAGATTAGAACCTAGAGTCTACAATGTCAGCGTAAGATTGAATCCACTAACAGACGATAACAGACTTGATGTGCAAATTTTCTATAGTATCAGAAATGGTAAATCAGGCCAATCAGCAGAATTCACGGTAACAAGGGTACGATAATGGCAGTAAACAGTTCAAATATAAATGCAACGGACTTAGATTTCGATGCAATCGCAGATAATATAAAAACATACCTTAAAGGTCAAGATAAATTTAAAGACTATGATTTTGAAGGTTCAACTATGTCAGTTCTTATTGACACATTGGCATATGCAACACATATTAGTGGTGTAAACACAAACATCGCCGCTTCAGAATTATTTTTAGATTCAGCACAAATTAGAAAGAATGTAGTATCAAGAGCAAAAGATTTAGGATTCGTACCCGCTACAGAACAAGCATCTTCTAGTTTAGTCAATATTGAATTTAAAAACATATTGAATCCTGATGGTACAACACCAACAACAACTGAGATGATTATCAATAGAGGTCATAGATTCAATACAGTATTCGATGGCGTAACATACGAGTATGTTGTAGAAAAGTCAGTCACACCTACAGAATCAGCAGGAGATTTTTTATACAGTGATGTTAATCTTGTGCAAGGCACATATGTAACAGACAGTTATGTTTTCGATACACAGGTCAAAAATCCAAAATTTGTATTGTCTAACGAAAGAGTAGATAGAGCAAGAATCAATGTATCAGTAACTTCAAATGGTATTACAGAGACTTATAAACTATCTACAGATGTATCATCGATACTCGCAACATCTAAAGTATATTATACCCAAGAGAATGAAGAAGGTTTCTTAGAGTTGTACTTTGGTGATGGTGTTCTTGGTAAAGGATTAAAAGATGGTGATGTTATTGATGTAACATATATTGTAGTCGATGAAAATCACGCCGATGGTGCCAAGATATTTTCATTAGTAGAAAATGTAAATGGGTTCTCAAGTGCAACTATTACAACACAATCAATCTCAAGTGGTGGTGCAGAGAAAGAATCTATCGAATCAATTAAATTTAAAGCAACAAAATTCTATACATCTCAAAACAGACTCGTAACATTGAATGACTATAAAGCGAAAGTAAAAGAATATTATCCAAACGCCGATGCAGTAGCAGTTTGGGGTGGCGAAGACAATAATCCACCAGAATACGGAAAAGTTTTTGTATCTTTGAAACCACAAAACTCAGATTACTTATCTGATACAGAGAAAGCAGATGTACAAAGAAAACTAAACGAACTTAACATGATTACAGTTAGACCTGTGATTGTTGACCCAACACTTGTAAAAATTATTATATCTACAGTGTTTAAATATAACGATGGTGAGACAACATTATCTAAGGGTGAACTTGAAGCTGTAGTTAGAAATGCAATCATTAAATTTGATGATGACAATCTTTCAAACTTCGATGCAATCTTTAGACATTCAAATCTAGTTAAAGCAATCGATGAATCAGAAGATTCTATTTTATCAAATACAACAAATATAAGGCTTGCTAGAAAACATACAATCAAACCAAACTTTAAAGAAGGATTTAAAGTGAACTTTGGTAATGCATTATATAATCCACATTCAGGTCATAATGCAGATTCAGGTGGTATAACAACTTCAACAGGTTTTTATGTAGAAGGAAACACAACAGACATTCAATTCTTCGATGACGATGGTAAGGGTAATATCAGAAGATATACTCTAGTCAGCGGAGTAAGATCAGTAATAGATTTAGAAGCAGGTACAATAGACTATGCTTCAGGAGAGATTTCGATTGACGCCATCAGTATTGCTTCAACAGTAAACTCAGATACCTCAATCGAATTCACCTTAATACCAGCAGGCAACGATGTTGTTGCTCTTCGTGGTTCACTCGTAGATATCGATGTGTCACGAATCAGTGTTACAGGTGAAGTTGACACCATTTCGAGTGGTGAATCTAGTGCAGGTGTAGGTTACACATCAACATCTAGTACTAGTTATTAATATGTATAAAGTGATTACGGAAACTACCGTAAGTAGCATCCCATTAAATTGGTTTTTATAGGAGGAAACTAAAATGGCAGATAAAAAAATAACAGCGCTGAATCTAATAAATGAAGCCGATATCAACGCAGGTGATTTACTTCACATCGTAGATAGCCCAACAGGAACTCCAGTCAATAAGAAAATGACTTTGGAGAGACTGTTTAATAATGTACCTTCATTCATCGCATTTGATGATGTAGAGGCACTTGACGAGACTGCAACAGCTATTTCAGCAACAGAGATGATCACAAAGATCGATATCACTGGTGCTTCAGCTAATGTAGACATGGACTTGTCAGCACCTACTCACGAAGGTCAGTTGAAAATTATCGTTAGAATTAACGATGGTGAAACAGAACTTGTTACAATTGATATCCCAGCTTCAAACTGGACTGGTACTCAATCAAACAATAACATCTCATTAGCAGAAGGTGATGCAATAGTATTACTAGGAATGGGATCAGTTTGGTACCCAATTGCTTCGTTCAATGCTTCACATGCGGCTAACAGCGAAATCGTTGATGTCGATGCGTAATAGTTAATTAAATATGGCACATCAAGATCACATAGTAGATAGATTATCACCAAGAATAGGTTCACTTCTTCCTGATCATATCAAGGAAGAAGCACCTATATTCGAGGCGTTTTTAGAATCATACTTTGAATATCTTGAGTCAGAAATAATTACACTAGACACGGTTCAAGAATTAGACGGTGTACAATTCGAAGAAGGCACCCAAATCGCTACGGGTGCCTTTCTTCTTGAAGAAGGTACAGATGCAACTGCACCAGATATTGCAGATGCAAAAATACTACAAGAAGATTCAACAAACCCATTCGTAGAAGGAGAATACATCTACGGAAGTACAAGTGGGTCAGTAGCAAAAATTAAAGTCATTAATAACAAAGTCTTGATAGTTGATACAGTATCAGGATCAGGTTTTGCTATTGGTGAAACAATTACAGGTCGAGATGGTAACAGAACAGGTACTATCAAAACATATAAAGAAAACCAAATCGTTGCGAACAACAGATTGCTAGATTATGGTGATATCGATCAAACACTAGAAACTTTTCTTAATTATTTTCAGAAAGATTTCATACCTTCACTCGATCTAAAAGATACACAAAACAAAAGACTAACTCTCAAGAATATAGGTTCACTTTACAAACAAAAAGGTACAGCAGATTCAGTTAAGTTCTTAATGAGAATTCTGTATGGTCAAAATGCAGAAGTAAAATATCCAATAGACGAAACAATATTCGCTTCAGAATCAAGTTATAGTGAAGATAGAAGAATGAATATTGTTATGTCTAGTGGTGTACCGAAAGATACAGATAAAATCATTCAATACAACGAAACTAATCCTGATCAAATTGATGCAGAGGCAGTTATTGATCAAGTAGAACCTTTATCTGTAATAAACAAACAATACTCAGTATCAATATCAGATACACATAGAGGAACATTCCAACCAAATCGAGTGGTATCAATTGTCGATAGAGATGGTATAATAACATATACTGCAACAGTAAAAGGTATTGTTTCAGATATTTTACCAACAGAAGCATCAACAACATTTGGATTAGAAAACGAAGACGGTGATTTATGTTTAGAAGACGGAACTGTAGGCACATCAACAGTAGATGGTGCATTACTATTTGAAGGTTCAAACATTGGGTCAATGTACGATCTCAACGATGAGATCATATTCACTGGTGCTAAAACAGATACAGATGTTGTTAATGCAAGAGCGACAGTTGCTGGAATTACAAGAGGTCCAGTAGAAGAAATTTATGTTGAAAATGGTGGTTCAGGATACTCAGCAGGCGATATAGTTGTCTTCGAAGACGGAGGCACAGAAGGTGGTGGTGCAGAAGGTATAATAGCTGCTACTGGTGATGAGATCATTTTAGAGAATGATACTGCCTTCGATCAATACGAATATACAGCAGTAGCAGGACAAACAACTTTCGGTGGTGTAGATTCAAATGGCAATACTGTAAGAGATATCAATGGAAAACCAACTGCATTAAATGGTTTAGATATTAAAGTATTCGTTGATGGTGTTGAACAATCAGAATCCATTTATGAAACTAAATTAGATAGAGTAACATTTATAGCACCATTAGATGGTAGTAACAATGTCATTTCACCTACACCTTCAGGCGGTGAGAAGGTTGAAATTGTTTCAAGATTCAGTAGACTCGTACAAGAAGATGGCGATGTAATAATGCTAGAATCTTCAGATCAAAGAATCAGAAGAGTTCATGTTACGAGTGGTGGTGCAGGTTATCAAAAAATACCAAGAGTTTTTCCAGGCGGTTTTCTATATTTTGATGATGTCTCAGGTTATACAGTAGGTGAGTTAGTTACAGGACAAACTTCAAATGCTACTGGTGAGATTTCAAGAATCGATACAAAGAATAGTAGACTTGTTATTAGAAGAGCAACTACTCATACAAACACCTTTATAGCAAATGAATTAGTTTTAGGTGGTAGTTCAAATACAAGCAAAACATGTACTCTTGCAAAAGTAACATCTGGTACAGGTGGTAATTTATTTGCATGGTCATCCAAGATCGGTGGTGTAGAAAAACTAAGACTTACAAATCAAGGTTACAACTTTGACGAAAATGCTGTAATTGGTAATGATTCATTCTACAATATGTTGATTGCAGAACCATCAGCGGCTACAGACTTATCAAAAGATACAGTGTTGACTGGTTCAACTTCAGGTGCAACTGCAAAAGTTGTATCGTTTGATAATCAAAGAAACTTAATAAAATTTACAGATAGAGATGGCACATTCTTAGAAGATGAAAAAGTAACTTATGCAGTTGGTCAAAGTTTCAAGATTCTAAAATTTGATCCATATGATGCAAGAGGTAAATTTGCTGGTGAAGGTATTATAAACGATAACTTCTTTGGTGAGAAAGGCTATCTCTCAAACGAAACATCAAATATTCAAGACGGCAAACTTTATCAAACTCACTCTTACATTATCAAAGTCGGTGAATCAATTGACAAATACAGATCAATAGTAAAAGACTTGGTACATCCATCAGGTCATATTTTCTTTGGTGAAGTTGCAGTAGAATCAGTTATAGTTCAAGACGATAGAGACGGAAGATTCAGTGTCGATCCAGATAATACATTAGGTGTTCAAAGTACAACATTTGTACCAACACTGGTCATGGTGCTAGAACAAACAGAACATATTTTATTAGAAGATGCAACTAGAGATAGTCAAAACAAAGTTCTACTAGAAGAATCATTATATCAAACATATAATGCAGGTACAGAAAACGAAGTAACAAGATTAATTCAACCAGTCTACATTGAAGACGAAGCCGCATTTGA